TTATTAGTAGTACCATTTTTAGTCCAGGTTACATAGTTTCCATTAGTTCCAAGAGATGTTACGAAATTAGCTGGATTTACATAAGAAGTATAATTCAACTCGTCTAGTATTCTAACCCACTTTCCATTTGCCAAGGCTCCAGCAGCTACTCTTTTATAATATAAGCTGTTAGCATTAAATGGGACAGCTAAATCAGTATAATATCCAGAGCTATTTGCATGATTAAATCGTAGAATATGCCACCAAGCAGTTGTGGGAGTATTATTGGCTTTAACAGCAGTTCCAGCAGTTCCATTTATGTTGAAATAGTTTAATCCATTCCATCCATAATCCATTCTACTATTAGATGCCAAATACTATGCAGTTGTAGCTGTAGCAGCATTACCAGTAATTGAGATTCCCCAAGTACCACTTGCACCTCCACCAGTTTTAGTCACAGTATAATTAGTATAATTTCTGTGAGTTAATACTCTAGTCCAAGCGGAAGTATAATCACTCCCGTTGCTTGTATAGAATAACATTTCGTTAACAGCAGGATTACTTACTCCTGAGTTATTATATGGAGTTATATATAACTACGTCTTGTTTGTATCACTAGCTCCCCACTAGAATATAGCTGTTCCTGCCAATGGAATATTTACACCAGTATCTGTAGATACATATCCATTATTAGCGTAAGCCCAAGAACCTCGTTCAGCAAATGCTACAAATGCCTTATTAACAAATGTAGAAGAATATGTATCAGCTGTATAAGCTGTTCCAGAAGAGCCATGATTAGCAGTTTTATTACCTCCTACATATCTTCCATCAATAGAGCCAAACTAGTAGGTAGTAGTAATAGTTACATTCTAACTACCATTAACAGAAGCACTACCAGTAACTGCACCAGATAGACTAATAGTTCGTGCAGTACCCCAATAAGCTGTTACTATATTAGTAGTTCCATCAAATGATGTTCCATTGATGGTTCTTGCAGTCTATAGTTTGGTTGCTGTTGCCGCATTGCCTGTAATAGAAACTCCAAGAGTCGTACTACAGGCTGTTGGTGTACCTGCATTTAGGTATATAGGAAGAGTCGCAGAACCTTTTGTAGCCGTTCCAATCTTTAAAACTATTCCAGTATAGTTAGCACTATCTACAATAGTTTTCCATGATTTTGTATTCAAAATTGAGTCTGTACTATTTCTCCAATACAAACTTCCAGAATACATAGAGTAGAACTGCATATATCTTGTGCTTCCACTTCCAGTATTAAACTATACTAGGTGTCCAAAAGCTCCTGTATACTTTACATTCCAGCTACCACATAAATTATTATTATTTGCTAATTCGGTAGTTGTAGGAACAGAACTTGCTATGGACTAATCTCCTCTAGCTCTAAAGAATGAAGTTTCATGTAACCCGTCTAATAAGTCTGAATTAAGGTTAGTAACCACAGTTGTGCTAGTTACCTTTAATGGAGAGGTACCTGTAGCAATAGTAGATATTAACTGAGTTCCTGTTATAGCAGCTTTTACTATTAGAGGTCCAGTCATAGTATCTCCAGTTACATTCACATATCTCTCATCGGATTCAGTTTTAGTATAGTAATTCTCAGCTAGTGCGACTGATTTACCATCTAATTTTAAAACCCCTTTACTTATAAACAGACCTACCGTTCCACCCCAAGGACTAGTTGCTGTAGGATACGGAAGTATGCAGATAGAGCCATTTCCATCTCCTCCAGTATTATGCTGTCCTATAGAAGGGTCGTAGGTATTCCTAGATGCACCATTTTTATACCATTTCAGTATAGTAGTATAGTTACTAGTATCATTCTAGTTCTATATAATACTAGCATTACTAACAAATCTAACACTAGTAGAAAAAGTCTTTGCTCCTGTAATACTTTGAGTAGTGTCAAGAGTTACAAACTTATTATCTAAAATTGAATAAAACTAAGTCTTACTCACTCTTCTAATAAAGGTATCAGAAGTATTTCTTACATATACGGAACCAATATCTGTTAACGCTTCATCAGAAATAGCTGAGTTAAAATAAGTAGCGTAAATATGCTAGCTGGCGTTTCGTTGAACTAGGGTGCTGGCTTTGCTTGAAGCAGAGTACTCTAAGTCTCCTCCGTTGCTAAGAAGGACTTGTGTAGCGCTTCCTTGATATGTGGTTCCTATAAGTTTTGCATATCCATCTTTAACTTTTATCATATTATCCTCTTAAATTTAAATGTATAAGTGTAAGCAGCGCCTATGCCAGCACTTGCACCTATCTATAATTTTAAAACTCCATAACTTTGCATAACAGTTCTTAAGTAAATTGTTTTTCCATAAGCATGACCAGAACGGTGAAGGATAATTTCATCGGTGTCTGCATCATTAGTACCATCTCTATACCAACTCATTACACCAGAATTATAGCAATGCCACATATCTCCTGTATTATCGTTAGCACTAACTTGTACCTATACTATATAAGTTCCATTAGCAGGAAGGTTAGTAGATGTTATTCCCGTATCCATCCATGCTTGTGTAACATTTAACGATTTAGTAATGGTTGTGAGATTGTTAGATAATTCTTCTGTTTTTAACATAAAGTCGGATACAGCTTTATGTCCTCCTCCACCCAACAATACATAAGAGTCAGAAGAATTAGTCTTTTTATAACCTGCTGCTGTAACATTAACTGTGAATGTCTTAGCCCCAGTTATAGTTTGTGCAGTATTTAATGTAACGTAATTAGCTAATGATTGATGTTCTGTAAGAACTGGTTTTCCACCTGAGTACAATTTATTAGCCCATAGACTACCTGTACTGGGCTGAGCATATATTGTTGTAGTTACATAAACTTGCTAAGTAACACTAGCACCTAAATCAGCAGTGGTACTTGTGTTAGTATAACCTAAAGCAAGAGGTCTATAATTTGAGGTAGTGGTAGCAGACTACAATACTTTCTAATCAGTATTCATGTCTGTATACCATCTAACCCAAGTTTTCCAAGCAGAAGAATCATGGTACCTAAACCATATCAGACCATTAGAAGTAATTAACTTCTAATAACGATAACCACTAGCATTTTGACCAACATATAATTCATATGCATCTACTCCACTAGGTTTGTTCGTTGTGGTATTACCATCGCCAGCATAGTACCATCTCCCTTCGTCTAAGTAATCATCTAGATCTTGATTAGTTAATTGGGTATAAATGAATGCCGCAGCCGCAGGTATGGACCAGGTGCCATCTTCCCTTAAAAATCTAACATTTGTTGCAGTATATGAAGGGACAGGCACCAATCCGTTATAACCTCCACTTCCACTAGAAGTATGTTTTTTAAATACTGAGTAAGTAGTATCTGTCCCTTTAAACTTTATCCCTCTAGTAAAGATATTTAAGCCCTTTAAGTCAAAGGTTATATCATTATTATTGGGAGCAGTCGTTAAAGCTGCTGCCGTAGTAGGATTGTATGCTATCTTCATAGATTATGCTGTTTCGTATTTTTTAGTACTGATATTATACCAGCTTATTCCAAAACTAATATCTTGTATATCGTCCCCGTTAGAGTCTGCTTTTAAATAAACATCTCCAGATGGTACGAAGTTTAACGTCTTGTTTCCGATTGATACACCTCCAATAGTAATAGGTCTCCATGAATCCTTTGTAGCTGGGTCGTAACCTAAAGCGTTAATAATATTCTGTTTAGTTAAATAAATGCTTCCAGCGCTAGTAACAGAAATCGTTTTATTCTTAGAGTCTTTGTCTACAATTACTCCTCCTATAGTAGTAGTAGTTGCGGCTACTAGAGATATTGTTCTAGCTGCACTACCATTATAAGTAACTCCAGTAGTTCCAAAAGTTAAGCCTACACCAAGTGACAATGCATTACTAACCTTCTTAGCTTCTCCTACTACTAAAGTAGATTGTGCAGCCCAAGTAGGAGCAGCACTACCATTACTAAGTAGTACCTAACCCTAAGTACCACCAGTTGTTGGAGCATAAATAGTAAATGTATTAGTACTATTACTATAAACATATATAGAAGTACCGTTGACAGTGTGTTTAACCTATCCGTTAATATTTGCTTCTACAGCTGTCCAATAAGCTGCAGTGTTTAATCCGCTTCCTGTTCCGTCTTGTATACATATTAGTAAGTCGCCAGCTGAACACGTCTATCCAGCATAAGTTCCCTGAGAAGTCACTCTATAGGTATCCCCAACCTCACATTTAGTAGGGAATCCCTAAACCTCTACTCCAGCAACAGTATGTGTTGTATAGCTTCCATTACTATAAGTAATAGTACCCTTATACCGCATTGCATCGTTAGCAGCAAAGCTAGCATTAATTATCTAATGAACCTACTAAGTAGTAAATAGGGTTGTTGTGTTATTTACAGAGGTATTTTCAGCCATTGGTAAGTCTGTAGTTGTTATCTCAGCCCAGGTAGCATTTCCTCTAAATATTTCAGTGGATTTACCGCTAGAAATAGGAACTAAACCTCTTACTGTAGGAGTAAATGTGGGAGTAAAATCCTTTCCATGAGATATAATGTGGCCGTCTTTAGAAAAGAATAGCTTTACGTATTCCCCAGAAGCAGATTCCGGCAAAGTAAGATTGCCTGATATTTCAGCATAGGTATTAGCAAAATTTAATAGTGCCATATTATAAATAATTCCATTTTAATATAACTTTATTATCTTCATCTATTCCAAAATCATTCCCCAGAAGCAGATTCCGGTCTTCTGAACCATTATACTAAAAATAGCCTTCTTGGTCTACAACTACAGTCATTTCACTTGTTGGGGCTACTTCAACTATATGTCCTCGGCTATCATATTTTACCTTTACTGAAGAAGGAGATTCATTTGCAGTTATGGAATTGGAGTGAGCAAGAATTATATTAGACCCTTGTTTAAATGCCTACAAGCCAGACCCAGCAGGAGTAATAATCTGCTCAATCTTTCTTTCTAGCATATTATCAAGAGTAATAACTTCCTCACCATCTTTAACTAAAACAGCTTCAGCAGTAGTCTAAGGAACGAATATCTAACCATGTTGCTTAAGTTGTTTAATAGTTAGTTCCATGATTATCCTCCTATTACTTGGTCTGAGGAATCTGTTTCGACCATACTGTCATATAAATCTCTAGGAATAGTATAATTAACTACAACCTTAGCACTACCATCTGATATCGTAACATCCTATGCTGTTATAGCATTAGCTAGCTAACCATTAATCGTGTTGATAGTCTAGTTAAAGGTTTCTGTAGTTACATATCCAGATAAATCTACATCTGTTTGAACTTCCCCAATTTTTTCCCAAATATACTTAGCCTATGTGTTTTCATAGACACAAATATACTCAACAAAAATGTTTCCTGCTGTACCAGATGTTGCAGGAACTAAATATATAGAATTTAAACAGTCTTTTGATGCTGTTGGTAGCTAAGTAACTATCTTGTATAGTTCTATGCTATTAGTAGTACTAATAACTCCATCTGGAGATATAGTAATACCTACACCAGCAGTAAGTTTGTCCTATTTTCCTTCTAGAGCAGTATTAATTTCTTGGACTGTAGTTTTTAATTTAGCAATATCTGCAGCATTAGTTCCAACTACTCCCATAGTAGTTCTCAATACTTTATCGAGAGTTGTTATCCCTAATGATGAAAGCCCAGGGAGATTAGAAGTATTTACAACTACTGCTTCCGCTAGAGTAATAGGTACAAATTCGGTTTTTGATTGAAATAATCTTTTAATTTGTGTTGTACTCATAATTTAAATAAATTATTAGGTATTTGGTAGTCTGCATAAGATTTAAGTGTAGAGTCTACAAAATCTAAGTTGGCTATCATATTCTGAACTTCCTTTCTAGTAATAAAATTGTTGTTGTTATTTTCTACAATCTAACCAACAATCTTATCTATTTCTTCTTTACTATAAACTCCTAGATTATTTCTAGCTAATGTTTTCTCAGATTCTGTTTTAAACTCTCCTAGATAATTTTCTTTACATAAATGAGTTTTATATTTCGGTTTGGGACAATCTATAACGATCTAATTATCACAACCAAATCCTGTATCTATACTTCCTATGACCGAATCTGGATTCTTTTTCTTAGGAATCTTACAACCTAGATTTATTTCAGGAGGTGGAGGGACTGGCTTATCGTTATGTTCAAATCCCGTACTTATAGTAGTCATCACAGAATCCCCTTCTATGAAATCAATATGATTCGCAGGAGGTGGAGGGACTGGCTTAACATTGTAGCCAAGTTTTATAGTATTAAGTAATGATTTAGAAGGAAGTAGCTAGGGTTTTTCGCCCCCTAGCTATATTTTATCCTTTTCTAAATTTTCATTCATTTAATGTAATCTTATCTGGGTATCCAGATGTATAATCATAGTTTACAACATCTTCAACTGTCCTAAGTTCTTTTATCGCCTATAGATGTTTTGTAGTTGTAACGAAACACTTTCCAGCATATACTTCTAATTGAGATAGAAAATCTTTAGCATTATCAACAGGCATCTCAATAATTTTATCCCCAAGAACTATGGACATTTCTTCTGGATTAGAATCAACTAAATTTCTTAGTCCTACTCTAGTAGCCTTATCTAACCAATACTCTTCTCTATTATAAGTAAAAGAATTAACATTTGAAGATTTATCATAGGCTTTTATTACAGCTTCTAATACTTGAAGCATAAGTCTAAAATAACATACTCCATCTTTTAACTCAAACAGTTCCTTCCAAACACTTAGAGGAAGCTTTAGAAGTTCCTCTTGAGTGAGTAAGGTTTTCAAAGAGTCATCCTTATTAATTACATAATAACGATCATTATGACTTATTTGCATGAAATTATTAGCCATTCTTAGAATAATTAAATTTAGTAAACGGTACTCCTTGATGTTTAGTTAATCTCCAAGCATTGTTATATTGAACAGTATTCCAGTAAGATGGGTCATTATAACTACCAGTAACCCATTCATTTTGGTAAGTATATTCGCTTCCACTATATTGCTAAGTCCTTTGATAAGAATAGTTATTAGCAGCAGATGAGTTAATAGAAGTAGTTATGTTATTAACTCCAGCATTATCTCCAGAGCCCACAATATTAGACCATACAGATGGGAACTAATTAGTAGCTCTAGAATAAGCAATAGAGAATATAGGAGTAGTTAATACTCCACCTCCATTAGAAACTGAAGTGCTAATTGGCTATCTTACTGTATCTCCAGTATTGAAATTACTTCCTGATACACTATATCCTCTGTAGTAAATAATTCTTGAGAATTCGGCTACAGAAGGAGCGTACCATTTTCCTTTCTAGTATGCAGCATTCAGTGTTTCATCTTCTTGAACCTATGGTTCATACACGTGCATACTATAGAAGTATGGATATAACAAGCAACTCATAATATCTGTTCCAGAAGCGTTTGTCCAGACAGTTCGAATAGCTTCACATAAGTTATTAAGATTAGCCTTAGATTCAATATAATATTCCCAGTTAGTTCCTTCTCCAGAGGATACCTATCTTCTACTTATATAGGGCTTACAAGTTGAATTGTTGTATAGTATAGGAAGCAACTTGCTATTCACATGGTTAATATATAAGGCTGTATCTGCTTCTCCAGCAAATGCTGTATTCACTTGAATATTATAAGTAGATACATTGATATTATTAATCAAATTTGCAGATGCAGTACCAGAGACAGTTTCATAATTCTATACTGATACACTATTCAAATAGGCTTGTACCTAATATAATTGCTATAGTATCTATTCCTGAGAACCTTGGTTTCCATCATTACTATATCCCAGATAGTAGGATTTTTCATCATCTGTATACTCTTTACCAATTATATAAACTACTCCAGAAGTGCTATTCGTTTCATCCTTAGCGTAGACTAACCCTACAAGAGTTTTAGTTGCGTCAAACGAACTTGTAAATGTGCCATCTGCATAAGCGAAATCTCCAAGTTGTGGGGCTTTCCAAGTAAAGCTTACCCTAACAGCTTTCTTAATAGCAGTTCCACTATTAGCAACTTTCATACTGATAGTCACAGTGGCTGCACTACTAGATTCTTTCTTTAAAGTAATAGCACCAGTCTAATCAATTGTAGCTACATCAGTAGATACTCCTGACATAGAGTATGTAATATCTAAGTATCCATTTACAGATGGATTATATGGGTTAGTTCCCTATTTAATTTCAACATCATTACCAGATGCTACGGTAATATCAAATAGATTTTGACGAACAATCGTTCCAGATTCTCCAGCTTGGTAGTATACAGAAACTTCTCCAGCGCAACTGAAATCCAAAATTTCTGCACTTTGGAAGTGTATTCTAATCTTAGATTCAGGGTCAGAAATGTCACCAAATGTGTTAACAAGTAACTATTTAGTAGCAAAGCTAATTGCTTTAAGAGTTGTACTTCCTGCAGTATTTACAATGTAAATATCTCCAGTTAAGTTACAAGTATTTGTAAGAATCATCTTTCTTAAAGCATCTTCTGTTATATATAAATTTGCATTTCTAATAGTCACTGACTATAGTGCGTTACAATTTATCAACTATTCACAGAAGTTAGCTACGTCGAAGCTTCCAACATTATCACAGTCAACGTAAACTGTAGATAGATTATTTAATCCCTCAAATGTAATATCAGTCAATCCTGGATTATCATAGATTCTAAATGTTTCTATAGTATCTGGAAGAATTACATTCTTTAATCTACCAGTCTGTGGGAATACTACACTCTTAGTAGTAGTCTTAGAGAAGTCTATAGTTTCCAACTTTAAGAATTTAGACAAATCCATTTCTGTAGGAAGTGTCATATTTCTAAGAGTTAAGCTCTCTAACACTGGGAATGAAGGAGTAAATAAGCTGATAGCTAAGTCCGGATAATCGCTTGGGAATAGACTAGAATAGTCATCTAGCTAAGCATTATCAATTTGGAACTCAGTAGCTCTTGAGAAGTCTGCGTCAATAGTAGACATCTTTAGACCAAGGATATTTAATTTCTTATACAGAGTAGTTAAATAGATACCTTGGTTGATTGCAGGGTCTCCCTGATTAATCTAAGCAACATATTCATTTCCAGCCTATGCCAGATTCTTAATTGCATCAAAGTTAGAAGTCTAGAAGTCTGACAGATATAGATTCTTTCCATTGTAATGATATACAGGATAACAATCTTGATATGGTTCAAACTCCATTCTTAATCTCAAAGTATCACCACTACCAGCAGAACTTGCAGTTCTTAATGCAATAGCTCCCAATGATGTTTGAGCATATGTGGATAAGAAAGCGAATCTCTTAGTCATGAATTGTTTTTCACAGGCTAAGCAAGAACCGTGACTTTGTTCTATTGGTTCGATTTCATTATTACTATAGTAAGAAAGAACTTTTGAGTTCTTAATAGCTTGAGCGTTTTCATAATATATCTTAGCAGTATGATTATATGCTACTGCAGGGAATGTCTCCTAAACATTAAAGAATACTTTATAGAAATAGTTAGATTTATCCTCCATACTATTACTATTCTTAAATGCGGTATTTATAACACTTGCTAAATATGTTTTAATCTCAGACTCGAAGCATTGGTCAAACATATAGAAGAATATGTTATTAGCATCTCCCCAGTAAACTGAGTCAGATTCTCTATATGAAGTTTCTAGTAGATTATAAGGTTTAGATTGAAGACCGTTGTTATCAGTTACTAGAATAGTATCTAAGTCGTCTCCAATAAGTCTAACTAAATAGTCCCCTTTTCCATTTTCTACAAACTATCCTTCTCCATTATCTTCTTTCAGTTTTCCAATAATTTGGAAGTATGTATTTTTTGCTCTGTTATCAGTTCCAGATACAAACTTTATAAAAGCCTAGTGGAAAGCAATATCATTTACGTCTACATATTTCTTTATTCCAGTAATAAAGTTTGCTTTGATTGAATCAAGAGCCGCAGGAATACCTAACGTACTACTTGTTCCAGCCAATTCGTATACGTTTGCTCTAGCCCATCCAGTAGCTGATTCATAACTTACTCCAGCGCATACCCAAGTCCCGTTAATATCATCATAACGATAAATGTCTCCAGACTTGTGACCAGTTGGGTTTATTGTACAGCTACTTGCAGTTACAATGTACTTTCTAGTAACATCCCATCCTGAAGGACTGGTTGCACTAGTTTGTGTCATATTGTAATCGTGTCCATATACAAAATCATAAAATTCTCTAAACTTTTTTAAAGATTCATGAACTGATTCTGCAAATTGGAAGTAAGTCTTTCCACTATCATTTTCCACTTCTTCACAACCATAATCAATGTCCCATGCTCCTCTCTAGTCATAGACTACAGATTCATCTTCAATCAAAAGATTGTCCCAAGGACGAAGAAGAGAATTGGCATAAGTAATTGTGGGTTGATTAGTTAGTCTATAAGTATCCTCTCCGAGAACTCCAGTAGCTCTTTGTAAAGCTTGCCAAGGACGTCTAAAGTTAACAGATGGGTCAGTATTCTCACCACCCTCAAGCATCAAATATTCTGGAGTTTTATTTTCATCATATCCGCTAGAAGCATCGTCTCCCTTACCAGCACCCCAAGTTTGAAATCCCATAAATTTAATAGACTCGTCATTGTCTATTAAATCGGCTAACTGGATATTAGAAACATCTTCCATATCTGTTTCCCAATAGAAATATAAGAATGGCTCTTCATGAACAGCCTTCTATCCTCCAGATATTAGATTACCTCTAGATTCTTTATAAGCATCATCAAATAGCTTACAAGAACCAATCTTATGAGATTGCATAGAAGAAGCAAAGTTAACCTTTCCGACTAACTTAGTAATCTTATAAGCAGTAGTGTCTTGCTGTCCATCATACGGAGGCATTACATAATAACCACTAGTAGAAGACGCATCTTCTCTAAATGTATTAGTCTCTGGATCGAGCTGAGAATATGGAATAAACGGACTCTTTATTTTTTCTCCTCCTGGAGTTTTTAACTTATTAAGAGCATATGTTACATTCCAAATCAAATATCTCATTGCAGAAGAACCTTGTCCTTTAACCTGTCCATAAGTAAGTCTACCTCCATATTGATTATTAACTGCCTGATTTACATAATTAACAAACAATGTTACTGGAGACTTCTTTTGGGCACCTTCTTGCGGTGGAGTTTCATTATCCTCTCCTCCCCATGCTCTATTTGGGAACTTAGCTCCCTATGGGAACACATAAACAAGTGTATTATATTTCTCATTAGCTTTTACAAATGATATTTCTCCATCAGTTCCTAGAATATCATTCTTATCATAAAAGTCTTCCTTAGAAGTTTTTTCCTTTAAGAAAGAAAGATAATTTTTCTGAACCTAATTAAAGGTAAGAGCTACACTATTATATACTCTAAATAGATAAAAATCTATATCAGCAGTAGTAGGATTTATCTACAAAGCAGCAGAAGTAAATGTATTAAGCTCAGAATCAGTTAGAGAAATTTCTCTATCTATTACTCCGTTGACAAAAATTCTAACTAAATTTATGCTTGTTGTAGGAGCAGCTTGGTCAAAAGCATCCTAGAAACTGGCTAAGAAATTAGGATAGTAAATATCGCTTTTAGATATTACAAACCCTTTCTATACAGTTACTATCACATGAGTTTCTACACCTTCTTGGAACTGTGCGTTTCTAGCATTGAATAAATCATTATCTTCAGTATTCCAACAGAACTACGTAGGTCTTAATTGGAAATTTCCTAAAGTAGCAATAGGCTTACTTTCATCACTAATATTATATGTCTTAAATCCTAACTCTATGGTAAAGTTATTTCCAAGTCCTAGACTTATAGGAGATTTAAGAATAGGAGTATCTTGAGCAGATACTTTAAATATAGTGCGACCGTCTTCTTCCTACCATCCGTCAGATGATTCTAGAGTAGAAATCACTGTAGCTGGATTAGATGGAGTTGCATACTCATCTGTGACGAAAATATCATTTAGATAACCTGCAATCTAGTCAAAGTTTTTAGATGGAGCAACATCCTGAGAATATATAAACTCTGGATTTACTGCTTCCACTTTCATAGTTTTGAAATTACTAGTATATGCAGTAGTCTGTCCTAAACTGTTAGTGAACACAGTATAGAATTTGTAATATGTATCATCTACCTTAATAACTAGATATTTCTCAGAATCACTACTGTTTATTTCTATATATTTCTTATATGAAGTATCATATACTCCCTACTCGTCATATGAAGAAGCTCCTATGATTTCATACTTCATAATTTCAGTGGGGTTCATACTTCCAGAATCTGGCATTTCATTTTCCAGATATGTAGTAATAGCCATCGAACTATTATCTGGACTAAATACTGTTAATTCATATAGAGTAGCAACACCATTATTAGCTATACCATTACTTACACCATTGATAGCTACTATAGTATCCTAGCAGTTATATGTATAAATAATATCTACGTATAAGTAATCAGTGTAGATTGAACTTTCAGTATTATGAACTGCTCTAACAGCTAATTGATTAAGTCCAGATGTTAGACTAGAATAATTTAAAACTCCACCACTAGTAGAGAAAGACGTTCCATTGTTGAAACCTTCTAGGTGATAATTGCTAGTAGTTCCACCAGTAAGTGAGAAATTAACTAGGTTGTTACCTAATACAATTTCACCATTATAATTTAACGTAATTACCTCTGTAGTGATTGGTAAGTCTAGTGTATCTTCCACATCTAGGTCATCTACAACTTGGGCTGTAATCTTCTTAGCAGACTAAGTTTTAGTAAACAAGCTAGTTATATCAATCCAAGCTAAGGTATTTATTAAATTCTCTGATGGTATGTTAACTCCTGTTATAGCACCTGTAGATGGATCTATAATACACTAGCTATACTTAATATTATTTACTCTAAATGTCCCTGACTAAGTTCCATAACTAATCTTGACATTAAAAGGTCCAATTCTATCTGTTGTTACAGAAGTTGTAGCAACAGCATACATAGCAATACCTACCTTAACATTTCTGTCTGAATTGTACTGCATTAACAAAGAGCCATTTGCCTCGGTATATATCTTATCAGACTTATTGTCCAACATCACCCCATATACCATTATACCATAAGAATAAGTAGGAGGAATAACTGATACTTCAGTTTCTACCTTCTCTCCATTACTCTTTAGAAGAGTAAGCATACTAGTAGCTGAGTCATAAGACATATCAGTTATGTCCTATCCTTCTACTTTTTCTATTTTTCGGCAAATAAAATCCTCGACCTCCATTCCAGAGTGACCATCCCACTCTGTCAGTAAATCTGTAATCTGATTAGGTAAATTTTCAAATTTTGCCATTTTTTACAAATCAATTATTTTTCCATGAATCATCTTTTAACCAAGGTCTGTCTTGTAGCCAAGTTCCGCTACCAAAACAGCTTCTAACAGCATCGTATACGGTAAGCCAGACTAACTACGACCCTTTATATATAGCTCCAATGTTCTTTTGTACTCTTTGCTAAACTTGTTCTACAAGTTCTAGAATATCTTTTTGGACCTGTAATATTAACTTACCATTTCTATATATCATAATTTAGCAAAATCTTCCTTGGCTTTAGCTTTTATCTATTTTAATATGTTAAGATATTCCTTATATTCATTAATAACTTCAGAATCAGAAGTAAGATTTTCTGAATAGCTATTATATGAATTGATTAAATCAAATTCTTCATCGACTGTAAGGAATCTTCTAACTATAGCTTTTACACAATCTTTGTAATTAGGCTGTCCATTTAATAATACCTAGATAAAACTATAGTAAGTTTTTTCTTTTATGGTATTGTCTAAATCAAGTACTTCAACACTAATTTCTTTTATATCATAGTTATAGTAATAAGTACCGTTCCCAAGTTTTTGGATTGTCTAAGGATAAACGTCCATTTGTATTCTATTCGGCTCTAACATAAGGTGTTATTTTAAAATTTATAGGAAATTTGTATCTAAGCAAAGAATAGTGTAATCTCCTATTCTTACTTTTAAAATAGTAGGGTTTATTGTTATACATGAAATGCACTCGAAAATGATTGTCATAATCAATAACCTCTACAATGTGAATATATTTATTATAAAACTTAGATATGTTAACTTCTTTTCCATTCCAGTTAGAGAATTTCAATCCAGTTAACTCCTCTACCTTTCTCAGCAAGTTCTTAGAGTTGCAAAATTTCATCCATCCAAAATAAGACCTCATTCTTCTATTCAATTCATCTTTATCAATCTTATTCTATTTATATAGATTTATAAGCCTAAACATCCTCATTTTTATAGATTTTTTCAGTAGAACATGAGTATGATAGAATTTATAGCCTACGAAATCAATACCTCTGCTTTCTACAGGGAATATTTGATAATTAGGCTTCAACTCTAGGTTAAGAACCTGTTTCAAATATAGTTTTATAGATACTAATACATTTCTCAAATAATTCTTGTCATTACCAAGAATCACAATATCGTCAGCATATCGAAAGTAGTACTTACATTTTAACTCCTCTTTTACCCAGTGGTCAAAATATGTCAGATATAAATTTGCAAAGAATTGTGATAGATAATTTCCAATAGGAACTCCCTTCGCTGAATAAATTATTTCTTTCAACAGTTTTAATAGTTTTTTATCCTTTATCTTTCTCTATAACATTTCGTATAAAATGTCGTGAGTTATAGAAGGATAGAATTTTTTTATATCCATTTTCAAGCAATACTTTGTTTCTTCTGGATGTTTCTATAACACCTTAAACAAATCATACTCTACTTTATGAATACCTCTATTTCGTATAGAGGAATATGTTTGGTCTATAAATATACTAGTCCAAATAGGCTCCATAATATTCATTATAGCATGGTGAGTTATTCTATCTGGATAGTATGGAAGTCTAAAGATTAATCTTTCTTTAGGTTCGTATATTATAAAGGTACTATATTCAGAGGTTTGATAAATCAAATCCCTTAACTTATCGGATAATTCCTTATTTTCTTTTAATCTATTCTTATCATGCTGCTTGATTCCACATCTAATAGACTTATTTCTTCTGGCTTTATCGTCAGCTAGTTCGATGTTATCTTCAGCGTATACTTTCTCGTGCAAATATCCTACACGTTTCAATTTTTTATATATTTCATCGGAAGCGTTCGAGAATTAACCTACTAACACCCTTCATTCAACACTACGTTATCTTTTGCCTAGAGGCAAGGATATTACTTAGCAAACTAAAAAAAAATAATAAAATGTTTCTAAATATATAATAACTCGACATTGGAATTGGCATTGCTGACGTCATTGTTAGAATTGAAATAGCTGAGACCTGCATTGCTGCCATTATTCGCGTTGCTGCCTACTAGCAGTACTTTTTTGCCAATCAACGGTTTTTAGAAGTAATATCCTACGATTTATCATCTAAATCGATTTTTATATTGTATATCTTAAGATACTCTATTCAGAGTCCTGAACCCGACATCGGAAGCGGCACCGCCGACGCCAAGGTTAGAATTGAAAGCGCCGAGACCCGCACCGCCGCCAGTAATCGCGCCGCCGCCCACCAGCAGCGTGCGAAGCGCTGTGCTGCTTGCGTTGCAGTAATGGTAATCGCAAATATAAGTAGTAGTACTTCCTCCAACAGCGGATGGAATTATTTCAGCGGTTTCACCTAAGTCAAATGCCTTAATATAACCATCCGATGCTACTTCGTATCCTGCAACGGTTTTCTCTCCAACTACGTCGGTAAATTCCGATACGTTAGTAGTTGTATAGACAGTGCTAATCTCATTAGCAGCTGCTCTCACTATAACTACTCCGTCCAGGTTAGTCCAAATGTCTCCAAACGGATTATCGAACCCTCTCCAGCGAGGTACCTTAAATGTATGAGTTGCTACTGTACTTGTGCCATCTTGAGCTATACATTCTGGAATAACTAAATCTTTTACTCCAGTGAAGTTACCAAATTCATTGCAGTAACCACAAGGCGTAAGTGGATATGTTGCATTATATCCTGACCAACTTGTAGCTGCGCTAGCCCAATCTGTAACTCCAGGTCCTAAACCTCCTTGATGATATCCATCCGCAGTTAACTCTGCATTATATGCAGCCTAAGAATTAAAATTAGCATATTCAATGACATAATTCCAGTAGAATATCCATTTGTAATATTCATAGCATAGCAATTCTGAACCAGCATTTGTTGCATATGTTCTCATAGTAGCTCTAGAAATATTAGTTCTAGGCTTTCCTAAATCACTTCTGAATATATCCTTAGTTTCTAATTCTGTAGTTAGATAATCATCGTAGTTAGCTCTATTTCCTCCACCTCTAAATGCAGTAGTAGTATTAACTACTGATACAGCTTTTGGAGTTGCGGAGACTGTGGTATCAACTGTACTTCTGTATGCATCTATTAATAGTTCAGGAATTTCTACCCATGAATCATCAATTTTGACAGTAGAAGTTCTAACCCATCTTTTGTTTCCATCGCTGCCAGATTTTCCATAAAATTTAGGAGTATTAACTCTTACTGTTCCATCAGTTCCATCTAAGACAGATGGAGTTTCTCCGTCTTCTTTATAAGACCAGTCATCTGGAAACAGATAGTAATTTACTACATCATTGTTTGCTACACAACCTCTATACGCTGATTGAATAGGAAGAGATTTATGCAGCAAAGGATTACCTATTCTAGTAAGTTCCGGAGATGCTACTGTAACATCCCATTCTACTCCATAGGAATATAAATCCATATTACTATTTAGCTCAGTAATCTACTTATCAAGCTTTTGTTGTGCCTTCTACAATTCTTCCCAAGCCTCATTTAGCGCTGTAAATTGCTCTTCTAGCTTAGAACTTGAATCTGCCCATTCAGCAGTACCATCTGCTGAGAAAACTAGCATCTATCCAGATGCTCCTCCAGATGGAATATGTTTATTTCCAGAAGTAGTTGGATGTACATAATTATTAGCATTATTAGCTATAGTACTTAACTTTTCCTTCTCAGTTTCAGTATAATTGGCTTCAGAAAGTCCCTTTCCTAACTCCTTATCTACTTTGCCTTCAAGCTCACCCTTAGTAGCTAATTCACTAATATCCTAATGCTCAGTTAAATATCCACTATCATTCTGTAACTAAGAAGTTTTAGTTGGAATTGCATTAGCCTTGGCATATGTCGTATCTATAACATTTCCAGCACCATCGTAAGTAGCTTTTAAATCGTATGTGGTTTCCCCAACCTTTATAGATTTGATTGCTGCCATATCATTGTATTATTAAAGTTTCATCAACTACATCGTGATCTATTCTCTCTATGGAAGCAGTTAGGTCCTCAACAGCCTTCTACAATTCTGCTTTAGTAGCATAGTTCTTGAGAACTTCCTAGTCTACTCCAGAGCCTCCTCCTATACTTCCTCCAACAACTTTTACTGGTTTGGCAGAACTCTTAAACTGTCCTTCAATATAAATTGTTCCCATATTGTTTAAAATATTAATTGTTCATTTTCTCCATCTACCTCTACACTAGAACCTGGCTATAAAGCGTCTATCTTTTTCTACAATTCGGCTACGGCCTAGCTAATTAGTTCTTCTACCTCAGCTTTGGTGTAGTATCTCTCTATAAGATATTCGCTCCTAACATATCCAGTATCTTGTAAATCTTTTTCTCCATAGGTGCAATAATAAGTATCTTCTTCAGTCTTACTATTCTCAACTAGGTCATCATAATCAGCTTGTGGTAAGCATACAAGTTTTGGTACTTCTTCAGTAATAGCAACTTGCTTGCCTCCAGCAAATAGCCTGTTATCTTCTGTGGTAAGTTTAACAGAACTCTCAATAACTTGCTCAGTTCCTGTTTCCTCAGAAGGTTCTCCAGTTGTTCCCTATTGTACTTCTTTTTCTCCAATTTTCTAAATAGTAATATCAGAAGTTTCTACTGATGTAGATTTCAAAAGCTCAGTGCTAAATTCTTTAGCAGCAGCAGCCTAATCATCCTGATATTTTTTCTAGGTAACAAATATGAAATCATCATCTCCGGTTTCAGGAGAGTCTCCCCTTAAACTTTCTTTTGTTACGTAATCTTCGGCTATCTAATCTGATAAATCAGATAATGACTATTGAGTAGCATAAGTAGACTGAGCATTTTCCTTAGTAAGAAATTTGTCATCAACCTGCTAAATAGTATAATAAGCCTTAATATCTTCTGTAGTAACGTAGTTTCCAAGTTTTTGCAAACCTTGAACTATTTCATCAATCTACTTCTTGGAGTAATAATTTGTAGCAACCCAGGACTGATATTGATTGGTAGTATGATAATTCTAATCCAAATATTCCTTAGTAATATAAACCTTTGCATCATTTGTGACGTCATATACATAGTAATATGTATCAGGCTCTACCGTCCCTTCCTCTACTAACTTTAGATACTCTTCTTCAGTTAATGTTACTAAGTTCGGAATATCCGATTCAGTAGCAATCTAATCTTCACCTATAAATAATCCTTCAGACCTAACGTCTACTACTAGCTAGCTCTCTCCCTCTACTACAGGAGATTTTATCTATCCAACAGTGATGCTTTCTAAGGAACCATCTCCATCTACCTTAAGAGTTTTATCTAACTCGTCTTGGATGGCCTACTAATCTTCCTCATATTCTTTCTTTGTAACGAAGACAAAATCATCTCCTTCCATTCCCTCTCCTCTAAGACTTTCTTTAGTAACGAAAATATCGTCTGTTTCTTCCTTAGTATAATACTTAGTCAGTGATAGAGCTAAAGAATCGTTAGAGACATAATTAGTAGTTAATTCTTCCAGTGTAGCATAATCTGATAGGCTAGCAATAGTGTTATCTAAGTCTGTTCTAATCTATACTACAGTAGTATTAAGAGCCTTCTATTTTAATTGCTCTTCTATCTTTTTCCCCCATTCCGCGGATAGGTAAAACTAGTTATCGTCTAAGCTATCCTCATATATATAATAATATGTCTCAGCATGAAGATATGGTTTACTTTCATCTATGGGCCTAAAATCGTCTGTAGTATTCTCAGACCATTCTTTATATTCAGCCTCTGTACAGGTGATTATCTAGATAGATTCATAGGATGCTTTCCATCCTTCCTTGTATTTAATCTTAGACTTATCAATCAGCATATAAATATTTCCGTTATCTATGTTAGCAACGGTCATACCTTGATAAGCATACTTCTCTGGAATAGAATAAAGTTCGTCTAAGTTATTAACGACTGTTCTATTATCGAGAGGCTTCGGAGTTTCTACGGTTAAAGCGACACCTAAGGTAGCATCACCTGTATATTTAAATGCCATTATTGTGATAGAATAAAGTTAATTTGATGTGGCAATGCTGAGGAGTAAGTATCTTTCTTAGTCCATACCTTGTAAGTAAATCCATTTATCTACTCGGTAGACGTTTCCCAACCACTTAGGTCTACATTTAAATATCCAAGTCCTCCATCTACGGTAAATGAATTTAACTATGTGTTACTTCCTGGCAATTTTATAATAGCCTTACCACTTAGTGAAAATGTGATAGTTCCAGACGATTGTCCAAAAGGAACTAGCGCCTATTTAATCACACCATCAGTATTACCAGAATACCAAGGATATGTGGCTACTACCTAAGCGGTAGCGGAAATAGAACCAGCTTCTACTCTCTTATCTGTAACTTCTCCTTTATTATTTATCAAATATTCTCCAGCGGCATAACTCACTGTACCAGAGTGAGTATAAGTACCAATAGAATTATATGTATCAGACTCTACAGGAGAACTGTTATAAGTAATAGTTTCTCGTCTGTCAGTTTCTTCTCCAGCATCATTCT